TCCTTATTGATGGTACTGAGAAACTGTCTGAGGAAAACCGCACACGTCTCTATGAGAAGTGCAAAAAGAAAGGGTTGCAGTTCATAGCAACCAGAACCACAAGCAACAATGAATTAACAGTTATTGAACTGTAGGAGGAAACACTATGGCAGGAAAGAATGATAACTTTGACGCACTTATGGCAATGATGGCACTCAAACACATTATGGATGACACGAAAGATATTGAAATCCATCCGTTCACTTGTGAAGGGACCGTAACGCCTACATCAGTCAGTTGCAGTTCTTCTGGAAATAAAGCATTTCTCGAAGATATTGACGGTGGAATGGAGTGGGCGGAGGAAACCAACAACCTCATCAAAGATATTATGTCTGAGCAGACGATAAAACTCACTGATTTGATGAAAAAGAAATTTGGTTTCGATGCCGTTAAAGTTAAGCCCGGCTCCGAAGATGGTTTTGCGGATTTCTTGAAGAACCTTTTCGGGGGGGGTACAGACGATAGCGAATAAAATAAATAATCTGCCTGCCATAGCCTTTTCTTGGTAGGCAGATTCATAAAAATACAAGGAGGTTATTTATGGCAACAAAAGACACAAATTATTTAGTTGCAGTTCATAAAGGACTGGACGAAAGCCTTGAAAAACAGGTTGCAGCTCTGCCGGAGAAATTCAACAAGCAGAGATTTTTACAGAACTGCATGACGGTTCTGCAGGACGGACAGGCTGATTTCTCAAAATGCGAAGCACCTACCGTTGTGCGAACACTCTTAAAAGGAGCTTTCCTCGGTCTCGATTTTTTCAATGGAGAGTGTTACGCAATTCCTTACGGAAATCAGTGTCAGTTTCAGACTGATTACAAGGGAGAGATCAAGCTGTGCAAGAGATATTCGAGCAATCCTATTCAGGACATTTACGCAAAGGTAGTCCGCGAGGGAGATAAGTTTGAGGAAGTAATTGAAAACGGTAAGCAGTATGTCAATTTCAGACCTAAGACTTTTTCAAACGGAGAGATTATCGGTGCATTTGCAGTAGTCCTCTACAAAGACGGTTCCATGATGTACGACACAATGAGCAAAGAGGACATTGAACATACCAGACAGACATTCTCAAAGGCAGCAAATAGTAAGGCTTGGAAAGAAAGTTACGGAGAGATGTGTAAGAAAACAGTTCTCCGCCGACTGTGTAAGTTGATTGACCTTAACTTTGATACCGCAGAACAGTGTCAGGCATTTGAAGATGGTTCGGCATTTGATGTTAAGGAAAAACCGAAAGAGAAGTACCAGGCACAGGACATTTACCAGTCTCACGATCAGAGTTCTCATAACGCAGATGAGAGTTCTGATGGTGTGATTGACGGAACATTCAAGGAAGTAGATGAGCAATCTTCTTAAACTTACCCCGGAGAACTATTACACCAAAGAAGCCAATATGCAGTATGTGTCCGTTTCTCAGTACAAAGAGTTCAACGGCACGACCGGAAAAATGGGTTGTGAAGCATACGCTATGGCAAAGCTCCGGGGAGAAGTTGAGGAAGTAACCACAACTGCGTTAATGGTAGGCTCCTATGTGGATGCCTACTTTGAGGGTACACTTCCTACATTTTCCGCACAGCACCCGGAAATCTTCTCATCCAGAGGTAAAACCGCCGGAGAGTTGAAATCCGAATACAAACAGGCCTCAATTATGATTGACCGTGCCGTGAAAGATCCAGTTTTCATGCAGTACATGGCCGGAGATAAACAGGTTATTATGACCGGAGAAATTGAGGGAGTTCCTGTCAAAATCAAAATTGACAGTGCAGACGGCAGACGAATCACTGATCTCAAAACAGTAAAGAGCATAACAGAAACCTTTTACGCAAAGGACCTGGGGCAGAGACTCAATTTCTGCGAATGGTGGGGATATGATTTGCAAGCTGCCGTGTACAGAGAGATTTACAGACAGAATACAGGTGATCTCTTGCCGTTTTACATTTGTGCTGTCAGCAAGGATAAGACAGACAACATTCCTCATCCGAGAATCAAGGTTATTGAAGTTCCACCGCTGATGATGGATGAAAAACTGGCAGAGGTCAAAAACAATATCGTGAAAATCCAACGCATTAAAGATGGAGACATTGAGCCACTTAGATGTGAGGTATGCGATTATTGCGCCGATACTGAGATTCTGGATGGTCCTGTCTCCATGGATATGCTGATGGGAGAGATTTAATGAAAGATTCAATCGTAATTGATATGAAATACGCTGATTACGATATGATAGACGGCTCTTACGGTGTTGAGAGACACCATTTGATGGGTGGGGCGAACAGGAACCATGCAGACGAGGATGGTCTGTGGGTTCCTTTATCGCCGGACCATCACAATTCAAGTAGAATGAGTGTTCATCACAACAAGGAAATGAAAGTAATGAGCCATATCATTGCACAGTTGGCGTATGAGCTTGAAATGGTATCTACCGGACAAGCCAAGGATAAAAACGAGGCAAAGGAAATGTTTCGGAGAAGATACGGAAAAACATTCGTATAGTAGGCGATACGCTTATTATAAATAATTCTTTAGAAAGGAAGTGAAAACAGTGGCAGAGAAACTTACATTGGCATCCATGTGTGCCGGAGGCGTTCAGGAACGTATCGACAGAGCGTTAGCGAAAATCTCAGATAACATTCTGGATTTGAACACTGATGCAAAGAAGAAACGTGTCCTTGATGTAAAGATCACTCTTACTCCCAATGAGGATGATAGAGAGGATGTTTCCGTTGAGGTTCAGACTTCCGTTAAGTTGGCTCCTGAGATGGGACTGAAAACTCAGTTATTCATCAACAAGGACTTCCGTAGCGGCGTAACAACCCTCACAGAACACGCAAAGGGCGCAATCAAAGGTCAGCTTACTCTTGATGAGTGTGGTATGTGCATGGACCCGGAAAAGGATTCCACACCGACAGCAGAGGAACTTGGATGCGATCCTGAGACCGGAGAGGTATTGGAAGAAAAATCTGAACCTCCAAAAGAGAGCACGAAAGTAATCAGCATGAGAGACGCAGTAAACAGTTAGGAGGCATTATGGTTTTCAAGGAAGCATACGAAGCTCTCAAACAGGGAGCTATCGTTAAACTGCCGGAATGGTCTGGCTATTGGAAATGGGAGGATAATTCCATCAAAATGCACTGCAAGGACGGAAAAGTATTGGATATTCGTGAGACGGACAATGTGGACTACACACTCACTTTCATCCTCAGAGATGATTGGGAAATTGTAGCCGGTCCCGATGTAAAAGACTTGAATATCCAGACATTCACATTCGGAGAAGCAGTACGCAGATTAAAAGCAGGGCAGAAAGTAACCCGTAAGGGATGGAATGGAAAGGGAATGTTTGTTGTTTACCAGAAAGGTTATCCGCAGGGTATTCCGTGTAATAAACAGACAGCCGAAGCATGGGGACTCAATGAGGGAGATTTGTTTGTATGCAATCCGTATTTACAGATTCGTTGTGTTGACGGCTCACATTCCATGTGGGTTCCGAGTATCAATGATTGCCTTGCCGAAGATTGGTGCAGCGCACAGTAACAGGAGGAAAATATGTTAAAAGCAGCTATTGAGAAAATTCTTTCTCTCGATGCTCCCCATATTGAGGAAATTGAGGGAAGAACCTATGTAGACAAAGATATGACACAGATCGGCAAGGAACTCAGAGCAACCAGTATCACAATGAGTAATCTGAGCAGCCTTGTGGATCTCATCAAAAAGAGTAAAGCAGATTTCAAGACAGGTCATTACATCGCTCAGGTGGTATCTCCTACTGAGGTTCGTCTGTTTTCAAGTCTGGATGCAGACCGCCAGAGAGAAACACTGGCAGTTGTCAAAGCAGAGATCCCGGAGTTTTCGTTCGGTCAGTTCATTGGAAACGAAGAGTTTGTTATCGGTGTGCAGTCCAAGTTCTTAAACGAGGATGCTGAGGCAAATGATAAGCCGATCATCTTACAGTTTGCCGGAAATGTTAAGGCTGGCACTGTTGCGGAATACGGAGACACCGGAGTAGGACAGAAAGCAGCAATCAAGAAAGGCGTTGCCTCTCTGCAGGAAGTTGAAGTTCCGAGTCCTTGCCGCCTGATGCCGTACAGAACCTTTACAGAAGTTGCACAGCCTATGAGTAACTTTATTTTCAGAGTAAAGGACAATGATCGCTATGGCGTTACCTGTGCCTTATTTGAGGCAGACGGAGGTGCATGGAAGAATGAGGCGAAAGCCAACATCAAAGCGTATCTCGAAAAAGAACTTGCGGATGTATCAAACATTTTCGTGATTTCCTAAATAATCGTAACCCGTAAATATGTTTCTGCAATTATCTCCTAAGGTTGGTCTCTGAGGAAAATATGTCACTAAAACCGCAGAACACACAAACGGTTTACCTCCTTTTAAGAAATTCGATTAGTTAAATGGTATAAACCCCTGACAAGGATCTTTTGTTAAATTACCCAGGAGCCGTCATTCCGGCGGCTCCACCCATAATGAAAGAAAGGAGGACTTAGGGATGCACAAGGTTGTTATCAAAGGAAATTATTACGGCAGAACCAGAACCTTACCAGATCTTAACGATTACTTACATGAGTGTGCAAGGCATCCTCAGATGGGTGCAAAAATGAAAAGAGATTACCAGATGATCGTGTGTAACGCTATCAGAACGCAGTTACCGAGACTTACGATTACAAACCCTATCATCATTCATTACAACTTCTATGAACCGGATAAGCAGCGTGACAAGGGCAATATTTTTTCTTTTGCCGATAAAGTTTTTCAGGATGCTTTGCAGAAATGTGGAGTGATTAAAAACGATGGTTGGAAAGAAATCGACAACTTTACGCATGACTTCTATGTGGATAAGAAAAACCCAAGGGTTGAGATATTCCTTGAAGAGATAGAGAAAGGACCGTTCGATGGCTGAGAAAAAGTATTTTTGGCTCAAAATGCCCCGGAACTTCTTTGAAAAACACTATATCAAGATACTTAGAGCAAAGGATAATGGCGATCTTTTGGTTATGTTCTATATATGGATGATTACAGAGTCAATCGACCATGAGGGCAAACTGCGATTTTCCGAAGATATTCCGTATGACGCAGAAATGTTGGCGGAAGCATCCGGTTTTGCGTTACAGATTGTTACACAAGCGTTACAACAATTTTCAAAATTACAGCTTGTGGTTACGGAAAGTGACGGCACACTATTTTTACCAAAATCTCTGAAAATGATTGGGTCTGAATCGGCATCCGCACAGAGGGTTAGGGAGTATCGGGAGAGAGAAAAAAACAAGACAAAACCCACTGAGACACCCGAAAACGCTGAATGTAACGAACGTGTAACAGAGAGTAACGTTAATGTTCAAAAAGGTAACATAGAGAAAGAGTTAGAGAAAGAGTTAGAGAAAGAAAATAAAAAAGGGGGAAAGAGGGAAACTACCCAATCAATTTTTGAAAGGCTTCTCCCTGAGTACACCATATCTGATGTAATGGCAGATAAACTTCGCGAATGGTTCAAGTATAAGACGGAACGGAAAGACGGATATAAGGAACAGGGCATGAAGTCGTTGTTAAAACAGGTTGCCAATAAGGTCTCTGTCTATGGAGATACTGCCGTATGCAATCTTATTGATGAATGTATGTCGAATGGATGGAAAGGCATTATTTGGGATAAATTGCAATCATCTTCTGCATACAGAAATAGCGGAGATCGCATTGGAAACAGAGTAAAGGATGTGGATGGCTGGTAATGGAAAGAGAAGAATTTAAGATTTTGGTAAAAGCTATGAAAGCGGTCTACGCACAGCCGACATTCATACCAGATAAAGACGCTTTCGATGTGTGGTATGGATTATTACAAGATCTTCCGTATGAGCAGGCAAACTTGGCAATACAAAAGTACATGACGAGTGAACGTTTTCCTCCAACCATCGCAGATATTCGCACTAAAGCAACGGAGATTATTGCTCCGGCGGAAGAAAGCATGAGCGAACTGCAGGCATGGGCGTTGGTACAGAGGGCGTTAAGGAACTCCGGTTACAACTCAGAAGAGGAATTTGCAAAACTGCCGGAGGCGTGCCAAAGAGCTGTTGGAACGGCGGCAAACCTCAAAGAGTGGGCGTTGATGGATTCAGACCAAGTGGCAACCATTGAACAGTCGCACTTTATCAGGAACTATCGGACTTCGGTGCAGCGGATGAAAGAAGAGGCACGTCTGCCGGAGAATGTAAGGATGCTCATAGCCGATATGGGGAAGAAACACGCAGCACTTATGGAAAAAGCAGTAGACCCACAGATAGAAATGCAAAAAATTGAAGTTCCGGAGGAAAAGACCGAACCACCATCCGGCATGTCAAACGAAACCAGAAAGAGACTGGATGAAATGTATGAGAAGTTCGGTGTTAAAAAGTAACGGAGGAAAGGGCAGCGCGCATAAATCCTGGGAACCTCTGAAATGGATTGAGAAAATTATCATACAAAGAGATGAGGGAAAGAGGATTGTGTCCGAAGTGTGGTAAAGAAAACCCAACGCCGGAAAGATCCATGTGTCCTGACTGTGCGGCAAGAAATTCTGAATTACGCAAGCAGAACCGAAAATACCATGAAAGGATTGGGATATGCACTCATTGTGGGAAAAATCCAGCAGAACCTAACAAAAAGCTATGTTATGAGTGCTTGGGTCAATTTCAAGATAGTTATTCGGAAAAAGGGAAAACCGATGAACAGAAAGAGAAAGATCGACTGAGGAAAAGGCAGTTAAAACAGACACGCATCGAAAACGGACTATGCCCCAGATGCGGAAAACATCAATCACAGAATGGTGGTTTATGCCAGAGATGCAGGGCGTATCTGAAAAATTACAGAGAAAAAAACCGATGCGATTTGTCACGTTCAGAGAGACCGGACTACGGCATTTGCTATATATGTGGCAAAAATCCAACAATGAAAGGGAAAAAGGTGTGCGATAAGTGTTATGAAACACGGCTGAGTACCTTACCGGCAATGTGGGAAAATGCGAATAATGACTACTTCCGGCAGCTTAATTATGCGAGATTTTGCATGATAAAAAATCAAAGAAAGGAGAAAACGAGTGGATCAGATTTCAATGTTTGATTTAATGTACCCAACATTTAAGACTGACAACCCAGTGCGATTGATAGAATTGTTTGCCGGGGTTGGTTCTCAGGCGATGGCACTTCGTAATCTTGGCGTACCGTTTGAACATTACCTTATGTCTGAATGGGAAATGCACGCCACGGCATCATACAAAGCTATTCACATGGCGGACGATGATACGGATTACAGTGCAGAAATGAGTTCTGAGGATGTTATACAGGCACTTACTCAGTTGGGAATATCCGTGGATGGAAAGAAACCTCTCACGGAAGAGCAGATAAGGAGTCATTCATACAGTGACGCATGGCGCAGAGAATGTTACAACAACATAAAAGCCACGCACAACCTTGTCAACATTTGCTCAATGAGGGGGGGTGATCTGGCAATAACGAATACTGACAGATACACCTACCTTATGACGTATTCGTTTCCATAAGACCTTGCCAGGACTTATCACTCGCCGGAAAGATGCGAGGAATGAAAAAAGGATCAGGAACACGTTCCGGGTTACTGTGGGAAGTTGAAAGACTTCTGAATGAGACAGAAAATCTTCCCCAGATACTTCTCATGGAGAATGTGCCACAGGTTATCAGCGCAGACAACATAGACGATTTTCATAGCTGGTGCAGCTTTCTTGAAAGCAAGGGATATAAGTGTTATACGCAGATCCTCAATGCAAAGGATTACGGAGTGGCACAGAACAGAGAGCGTTGTTTCATGGTATCTATTTTGGGAGATTATAATTACAAATTTCCGCAGCCGGTTCCACTGGATAAGACAATGAAAGATTATTTGGAGGACGAGGTAGACGAAAAGTATTACATCAACTCTGAAAAGGCACAGAAACTCATCAAGGACTTACGAGAGAGCGGTCAGTTAGACGGTATCTCAAAAACCGTTAGGGGGGGCAGAGGCTCAGTAGACCGGCATCATTGGGATGCGGTGTTACAGAAGTAGACAGCTCAGATGAACCATGAGCCGGCCATTGATTGTGGCTCATACGGGAACAGGCGGAGAAAGAGGACGTATAATGTCCCCGGATGGCATATCAGTGGCATTGTCGGCAACGGATTATAAAGATCCACCGAAAGTTTTAGTGGAGGAAAAAGTAAATGGCAGACAGAATAATCGTAGTCGGCTCACTGAACCCGGAAAAAGAAGTCCAGGACAGGGTCCGAGTTTTATCGGGGGGGGGTATTTGCCAAGCGATAAGGGCAACAGACTACAAAGATCCTCCGAAAGTGCTTGTGGAATCTACGACCCATACAATAAAGCATTGTACAAAATGATATGTCCTACCCTATTGGCGAGCGACTACAAACATTTGAAATATGTAATTGAGGAACTATGAAATGGCAAATAAGGTACGCTGCATACAACTGGGGAATATCGCCGTAGGAAAGAGCTGGGATAATCCTCAGAGCGGAAGAATTTATTCCGTAGACGGAATTGCCCCGACCTTAAACACTTGTGGGGGGGGCAATTTGGAACCAAAGATATTAGAAATCAAGGAAAGGAAAGAAGATATTGCAGACCGGGATTAAGAGGTTAGGCAATATTCTCCCCACTTCCACGAGAGAGAACCCAAACCAAGGGCGAGTGTATGATACCGGCGGCATAGCTCCGGCGATTACGAGTGGGGGGGGGTACTGTACCTTGCATAATAACAGAGACGGAGGCGAAAACGTGGTTGAAAGAATCATTGTTGCAAGCAGAGGGCGAAACCCAAGCAATCCATCAGACAGAACCACAGGCGCACCAACGGAACAACGGTTAGAGCCAAACTCAGAGGGGTTGTGCAATACACTTACTTCCGTCCAAAAAGACAACTATGTTTTGGAGATAAGAGTAAATGAGGATTGACTTTGCGATATGCCGTTGCGTCAGAACTGAATACGGCAAAAGGATAAGAAAATTATACGAAAGCCACCAGATTTCAGAAAAAAGAGGCAATATGACTCAACTTGAAGCAAGAACTGATGGCATATCCAACACCCTCACAACTGTTCAAAAAGACAATCTGGTTTTAGAGATAAGGACGGTGGATGATGGATAGAGAGTATGTAGGCATCCGGCAGGCAACACAGAAAGGTTATATCGAATGTGAGATTGGCGGAGTTGCAGATTTCTCATACCCGACAAGTAAATTACGGCGAGGAAGAGTGCAAGGAGGCGGTCATGTATGCCCTACACTTACATCCCAAAGCATGGGGATTTGCCGTATTGAGAAAATTGTTCGGGGGGGGGCAGGACGGTATGCAGCATAGTGACAATCTCGCGGAAAGGAGTACAGAAATGGCAAAAGTAGGGCAGATTTCCAACGAGGGAAGTCAATGCGGATCTGTTTATTCTGATGATGGCAATTCTCCAACGTTGACCGCCGGAACGCATGGAGATGCGAACTCAAAGGTTTGCACAGAGTACCGCATAAGAAAGCTCACTCCAAAAGAGTGCTGGCGGCTGATGGATTTCTCAGATGCAGATTTCCATAAGGCGGAGAAAGTAAATAGTATAACGAATATTAAATAATTGCTATATTAAATTGATACTGCTTCCTCTTCACTGATTTCATCCATTTTATACTTCCAG